CTGAATCATTGCTTGGTAGTCGGTGTTCGTGATTTCGCGGTCCAGTTGCTTCTGCATAAACCGCACCGTGAGCTTTCGCAGTTGGTCCTTGGTCTTGGGATCGAATTTGAAGCCGGCCTTCGGCCCGACCGGGTTCGATGCCTTCTCCAGGAAGCCGATCTGCAGGTTGATGTACCGCGCCTTGGTGGCTGCGGCCGCGGCTCTCGCGAACGCCGCCTGCCGTTCAGAGATCTCCTTAGGCGGTAAGGTGGGGGGGGTGGGGGGGCCGATTTCACCGACTTTTTGTGGTGTTCTAGCTGGTTTCGCTTGTTTTCGTGCTCTTTTCTTGGCGGTCATGTGGGTTTCCGGCCTGTAAACGAGATGTAGCGGTGGAGGATCACGTCGCAGTATCCGGGGTTGATTTCCATCAGATACGCTTTGCGGCCGTGCTTCTCGGCGGCTACGAGGCAAGGTCCGGAGCCGGCGCATGGATCCACTACCATCTCCCCCGGAGCGCTCGAGTTCACCATCGCCCTCTCGTACAGGGCTACGGGCTTCTGGGTCGGGTGGACGCGTTCCCCATGCGCGTCAAGTGGGATATCCCAAACCGTTGACTCGTCCTTTGGCCCGAACCACCGCGTGAACTTTCCCGGCCGGCTGCCCTTACCCGCGAAGACGATGAGCTCATGTTCCGCGTGGTACCGGTTCCAGGAAACAACCGGGAAGTGCTTATGCCAAACCATCAGGGTTCCGTAGTGGATTCGAGCCTCTCGAAGCCAAGCTATCAAGTCCACGGCCAGATCCGTTCCGCATGTGAAATAGGCCACGCCGTCGTCGATGAGGTGCTGGAAGATTAGCGGCAGCACGTTCTTCGCTACCTGCGTGGATTCGTCGCCGACGATGTCTTCCCGCTCTCGGTTAGGAACCCGCCGCTTCAATATTCGATCGTACTCGCTCTTGTTGTGGACGTTGTAGCTCTCGCCGTACGGAAAGTCGGTGATGCACAACGCCGCCTTCTCCTTCCCCAACAGTTTCAGCCAACTCTCCGGTTTCGTTGCATCCCCACAAAGTAGTCGGTGCGGTCCCAGACGCCAGAGTTGACCGGGCCGCGTTGTAGGCTTCACGGGGAGAGGGGGCGCCTCGTCTTCCGACAGGTCCCTCTCAGCCTGCTTTATGGATTCGGTGATCAAATTCGCTTCCTGCGCCGTAAACCCGGTTACGTTGAACAGATCCGGGTTTTTCATGAGGTCCTCGAGAATCGGCGCGAGTTTCACGTTATCCCATTCGCCGGAGATCTTGTTCGCAGCCAGGTTAGCCGCGAGCTCCGTATCCTCCCCCCAATCCACCTCCCTGTACTGGAAAAGGCCGAAGGGCGTTCGAATATACCCCAGCGACACAGTCCCGACTTTGTCGTGGTGCGGCCGCTTCATGATTCGCCAGGCAGGATCCAACTCCTTAATCCTTTGATGGCCGCCCACCAGGTGCCCGGTCCGCACGTTGAAGACGATGCCGCCAAGATCCCCAAACCGCTCCATGGACCGCCGTAAGGTCTCAAGCTGCTCGTCGCTGATCAACCTCGGGTTCTTCGGCGACGGCCTGACGCCGGCGACGGTTTTCGGGCTCGCTCGAGACGGCAGTATACTATCCCTGGCCGGAGAACGAAGCCATAGTCTTCTGGACCGTGGATTTGGCGAGCATCTCCGGAAGCGGGATTAGTTTCGCGAGTTCCTGGCTGTACTTATCATGGGCCTGCCGCGTGCAAAAGTCGTCGTCGTGGTCGCGGATCCTCGGATTCCCGGTCTTACGGTTCGTATCCACATGGTGAAGCTCATGAATCAAGATCTGCTGGCGCTCCAGGGCAGTTCTGGCTCTGTTCCAGTCGTCCTCGTAGACGGTTATGATGAAATCCACTTCGCCGCCCACGGCGACGCGGATCTTTTGGGAGAGAAGCTGACAGGTGGCCGCGGCATCCCGCCCGCGAGGCGCCTTGCCCTTCGCGATTAAGGCCTTGATGTTCCAGTCCTGCGCTTCCGGGAAATGGCCGGATTTCAAAAGCTGCTCCACGCTATCCGTTAACACATCGTCGAACCAGTACCCCTCGTCCTCATGTTCACCCAAAGTAGCCAACCTTACTAGGTCAAACCGGCATGGCTGACGATAAAAGCCTTGTCAGGGCGCTCATGGGTGCGGCCGATCCTTCCGGTAGTATTTCCCGTGCACCTTCAGAACCGTGCAATGGCAGAGGGCACAAACCTGATGCGGCCGATAATCCGGCTTGATGTACGTCTTATAGACCTCGCAGAACAGCCGTTCGCCCATCACCACGAACCCGATAACCAGCAGGATCCGGGGAACCGGAAGCATGGCCACGGCGCCGAAGACCCCGCCCAGGAGCGTAGACTTGAACCAGGAACGGAGATAGAAGGGCTCCCACTTACGTTCGCGATGGTATCCCAGGGTTGAGATGATAGCGCCGACTAGGAGCCCTACTGCGACATATTCGATTATTGCTCGGCCCTCCCGTGTTCAACCTTTCCGGCCCGTACGCAGCGTAAAGGAAGCAGTAGAGAGTCACCATGAGAAGCCCAAACGCCGGCAAAAGGCCAACGTCGGCCGCCCCGGAACTACATTGGCTCGGCGGACAGTTGGCTTGCGGCGTCCCAGCCCACCATACGAATAGATAGTACGCTCCAACAATACAGAGGAGGCCGATAGCAAGCGCCACCAAGCGCCAATATACAGCTTTCATCCTATTCTCACTTGAATGGTTCCGTTGACCAATGTTTGAACCCGTACAAGTTAGCAGATTCAAAGTTGGTCGGGATCAAAAAGAGACCTTGACAGTATGGGCAGTATCCATACTCGAAGGTTTTCCCGTTACCATAATAATCCCACCATCGCACTTCATGACCGAAAATGAAGCAATGCAATGAAAAACGTAAGTGAGGTATGAGAAGCATGTTTCCTTGTTTCATTGGTCTTCACCGAACGCTAGGAAGCCAGCCCAGAGGAAGCCGATAACAATGAAAACGATTGCTAGAACTACAAGCAGTGCTCCGCCAGCTAAACCCCACGACCAAACAACCGCAGCCACGGCTACCCAAATCACCCCGAGAACTATCCAACCGACAAATTCGGCAACAAGATAAGGCCAAGGATTCGCACTCAATTTCTCAGCTCTAATCTGGCATCATGTTCTCAAGCAGCAGCAGAACGAAGAATCCGATTATGAAGCCCACAACTACGCCAACGCCGAAACTAAACCAATCCCACATACTTCTTCACTTCATGGATGCCTCAATGGAAGAAGTAATGACCGATCTCCAGGATGATCTCTATGGCGATTCCGCCAGCGATCATTATGAGAAGGTTGCGGTTCCATGATGCCGCTTTCAACGCTAGTTCGACCTTACCCTCGAGTTGTCCATGTCGACGCTCGTACTCCGCTTTGAAGTCTCCCAGCTGTTGTTTAGAGACAAACATCTCACTGAAGATTTCTTTGCATCGCTCAAAGAAGTGGTTGTTTCGCTCCGCCAACTAGAATTCCGGCTTCGGAGCTAAGGACCTTATCTCGCGTACTCGGGCTCGTTCCGAGGGAGGTACCTCGAGCTGGGCGAGGCCCCAGATTACTTGATAGTTGGCTTCGTACGCGCCGGCGAGGTTTGGATCCTGATGGATCTGTATGTTCTCGTAATTGTCGTGCTCCGCTTTCTCGGTCCAGTTAAAGGACCCGTTGATCACCGTGGCCAGGTCGACGATCGCGTATTTGTCGTGAAGGATCCCGTTGGGCGGCGAGTACAGTTTGATTGGAATCCCGGCCTGCTCAAACTGGTCGTGGTACGTGGCCTGGGTGCCCTGCGTTTCGGATTGATCGAAGACGATTCGAATGGGCACCTTCCGGCTTTGAACGGCCATGATTGCAGCCGCGATCTCGGCGTTCGTGAACGAGTACATGGCGATATCGACCGAGGATTGAGCCGCATTCAGAACCGCGATGATGGCCGCAGCGCAGCCGCCGTTCGGGCTGAAATAATACGCCGTGGAACCATCCGTCGGGTCGGGTCTTGGTCTATGCTTTCGCTCAGACATGGCCGTACCCCTTGCTCTTCCTCTTTGAGCCGGCCTCGTAGCATTCACGGAACTGGGCGGCGGCGCCTAACACGTCCGCGACGAAAGTGGCCCAGCACGCAAGGCTGGAACCTTCACGGCCACTCGGCGTCGGTTGCGATTGGAGGCAGGCGACGAGTTGCTGTAGCGCTGTGATCACGCCGAGAAGATCATTGTTTTCAACGGCCGTTTGGATGGCCGAGAGGAAGGTGCCCCAGCAGTCTGTGGGCGCCGGCGTTGGCGGCGTCGGTTGGTCCACGGTGCTGTAGCTGTCCGCCTCCCCGTTCTGGAACATCATGGTCATGTAATCTTCCGGCAGGTATCCGCAGCCCTGCTCACCCCAACTTGCGCCCCAACTATTCTTGATGGTCAGGTACCTGGTTCCGTTGATCACGGCCCAGCCTACGACGGCGAGTTCGTGGCCGCCCACAGGTTGCTCGTCCTCTCCGGGCATCGGAATGATCCCGTCTGGTCCGACGGTCATTATCTCTTCATAAACCGGAATTCCGATTTGTATCGCTCCGTACGTGAGTATGGCTTGTTTCATGTCGGCGACGCTGGTTATTGCCGCGAAGTTCTCTGCTTTGTATTCGGCCGCGTCTTGAACGGCCTGGTTGGTTGGGTTCCCGCAATTATCCGAGTCCGTGAACGGGTAGTCGGCTGAGGGGCAGACGCCGTTTGAAACGAGGACCTGGACGCCCCAGAGTGAATCCATGCCAGGATCTGGGCATGAGTTGTTTGCGTTTCGGCCAACGTCGTAGATGAATTGAGGGCTCAAGTCCGGGAAGCTGCCGGTTTCCGCGCCCACCTTCCACATCTTCACGCTCGTAGTCGCGAACGCTACGCAGGCGGATTCATCCTCCTGGTTAAGAATCGGGCCGATGCCGATTCCGCCCCCGGTCCCTGAAACTCTGAGATCGTACGATGTGGGCACCGCCTTAAGCTGCCGGAGGAACTGCAGGATGTGATAGCGAGCTGGAATCCGGCTCTTCCGGCGCCCAAGCGCATACGCGCGATGTTTCTCGAAGCCAGGCTGTTTCTTATGGCCCGGCTCGACCCAGCGATGGCAGTCAGCGCAGTACCGCGAGTACCGCGTCATCGCGCGAGCCTCCCCGTCCTGGTCCGCACTCTCTTCAGCTTTCTCTCAAGCTCCTCTATTTGCCGTCTAGCGAGCATGGCGCCGGCCGCCCGTCCAAAGTAGAAGCCCCACACGACGCCGGGGACCACGCTCCAATTCAGAAACGTGGTGAAGTCGGCCTGATAGGTCGGACTCATAGGCGCCGCGTACGCGAGCCAGGCCAAGGTGCCCATGTACGCGATTGTAATCAGCAAGCCCATGATTCCCGCGAAGATATCGTTGGCAGATGCCATAGGAATCAGGAAGGTAGGGCGCGAACGATGGATAAAAGGACTTTTTCTTAGAAGAAATGGGGACGGCGGATCCATCGGTCCGCCGGTTCAATGCCTACGTTTGGCCAGGGAAGCCCTCAACCGGTTCGCAGCTGCAGCCCTCTCCACAGGGTTAGTGCTCGTAAGCGCCTCGAGCGCCGAGTCAATTACGGCGTTGATGGTTGTAGCTTCAGTAACCGATTGCGTGAGTTCGTAGTATCCGTTAATCACATTGTCGAACATGTTGATGGCTTGCTGGACGCTGGAGTTCTGGCTCCAAACACTGAGTGCCCCCACGCCGAACCTTAGAAGAACGCCGGTCGCGAAGATGATGAGAACCACACAAACCGCGACCACGACCCAAATAACGGTCTGGGTCGCATCGATCGGAGAGATCACCGTGCCCTGCGCGTAAACCGGAACGCCCACCACACCGAGGACGTAGTAGATGAGAGCAGCGGCCGCTGCGAGGATTCTGATTTTCACTCTCAGGCTTTTCACCCCCGCAAGGTTTGAGAATATTCTCAGAGTGGAATGCAGTTGCTGGAGGATAAAAGCCCTTTTGCCCGGCCCCACCCCCGCCCCCCTCCATATCCACTCCATGAACAGGAGAAGTTCAGCTGAAACCGTCATACCATCCACCATCCACCATCCACCCGTTTTTCCACCGGGTAGGGGGGGTCCCCACAGTCGAAATGGAGGGGCGGGGGGGTCGTACGGGTGAATTCTAATTGAAATCAAGCAGGTGGGCGTGGATCCCGGTTCCAGTGGAACGAAAGAAGTGCAGGGGGGTCAGAGCGGCGTGTTCAGGTTAAGCTGCATCTGCGCCCTCAACCCCCAGGGCGTCTCACCCTCGAGCGTAACGATCACCTGGCCCGTAGCCAAATTAGTCCAGACAATGGTTCGCCGGCGGTAGATCTTCGAACTGCTCGCCGACCGGCGAACGTCCACATACCATCGCCAACGACCCCACCGCGGATCCGTTACGGTTCCCCAGGTTGCGCGAGTGGCCATATCTACCCTATTTCCCCCAGGTCTCCAGGCCTCGAAGATGCCAAAGTCGACATCAACTCATTGCGGCCCCGGCCGGGTTCGGCACGGCCACGACCATCGTCGCGGTCCCATGTTGAATGTCGCCCTCCTCCGCGATTCGGCGTCCCAGGACGCAGATCGCCTCGTTCATGTAAACAATGGCGAAGCCTTTGCCGCCGAACTCGTTCAGGCGCTTCTTCAATTCCTCCGGCTTCAAGCCGAACCATCGCAGCGTCTCGTACTCGTACTTCACGCTCTCACCCCCCACTCGCGCTTTCGCGCCTCCATTCGTAGCCGAATCTCGCGAGCTATCCGTTGCGTCCTCACCATCGCCGTATACTCCTCTGCCAGCAGGTTGGCTTTTTCTTCTGTGGTCAACGCATGGAACTCGTATGGTTCGATCGACGTAAACTGCAGCCAGGCCTCGCAGTACACGCATACGGTGAGGTCGCCCAGCTGGGGCGGTTCGAACACCTCCACAAAATCCGGCAGCCGAGAACGATCAAGTTCCTCGCCGCAACAGGGACAGGGCGTCATTGAGAGCGCCTCAAAGCGGCCCTGGTGACGAGAAAGGCGATAAAGAAACAAATGAGGGCTGGAACGATGTAGTTCTCCAGAACGTACTCGCGTGTAGTTGCCGGCCAAATGAGCCAAGCATTGCTGAACCATAGAAAGAAAACGATGGCGCCCACAACCCAGACGCCTATGCCAAGGCCGTGGCGGATCTTCATCAATCGATAATGTCGTATCATTCGCCGAAGATTGGCCTGCTCTTCTGGCGTTCGATGAATAAAGCCGGTGCCCCCCGACATCATGCCGAGTGACCCATGCCAGTACCACGCCTCTCTCTCCGGTACGCTTTGGTCGAAGCACTGCCGACAGACCCAGGCCGGCGGCGGCCCTACTCCCGGCGCGATTGCAGCACGCGGAATCAGCCTCTCCTTTTCAGTTTCCGCCCGATGACAGACTTGACAGCGTTTGTCCTCCGGATATTCCGGGTCAAAATAGCTCATAGTATACTACTTCCAGGATCCCCGCGGCGCCCTGCTTTTAGTATACTATGCTTCGATCGGGAGGGCCGGGCCAGGTAGTGGTTGCCGTCGCAACCGAAGCTTCGGCCGCTAACGATATGTCCCTCAGGGTCGCCGCACTTAGGACAGCGCGTCATTCCGGGTGTACCTCCACGGGAACGTCTACGACCTGTATTCGTTCGCGGTGGAAAGTCAAATATCCACTTAAGGGTTCAAAGATCTCCCAGCGAAGGAATTGATCAATGGCCTCATTTACCCCGTCTTCCGGCCAGGCGCGTTCTTTGACGCGGTCGATGATCGCTTTCTTGGTCCACTTGTTATCTCGCCCTCCGGGCGGTGAACTTCTGGCCAGGGCTACGGCCAGGCGGCCCAAGGCGGTGGTTGGTTGCTGCAGCTGCATCGGTATGACCAGGTTGGCCACCTGGCGTTCGATGACGAGAGTTGGATAACTTTGTTGGATCTTCGCGGCTTCTTGGTGGACGAGGTCGTTCTGAGCTTTCAGTAGGGGCGGCGGGAGCAATGGCTCCTCCAGCTTCGGTGGGGCCAGGTTTACGATTCGCGTCGTTTGAGTTGGGGTAACGACGCGAGCTTCGCTAGGTGACAGTCTTGAGTCGGCTACGGCAGAAATTTGTTGCATTCCCAGCTGCTTGATTTCTTTTGGAGGCTTGGGTTCGAATACGCCCTTGTATTTGTCTATGAATTCTCCGACGTCCATGAGCTCAATTTTCTGGGCGGCGGCGCTTAGGATGAATTTCCTGGTGGCGTGGAATGTCTCCCGCTCCCGGAACTGCACTCGCACGTTTTCGAGGCCGGATACCTCTGGATTCCACATGTATACTTCCCCGTTCTTCAGCCGCTTCAACGAATCAAACCACTCGTCCAGCTTCCTGGGATCCTCGTCGGTCCGTTCCTTAACCCACTCTTCGACCGCTTTCTTATCCTGCGGCGCCACCGTTCGGCCCATCACGAGGCACTCGGATTGGGTTAGCAGGTCCTTGTTGTAGACGGCGCTGCGCTGGGTTATGGCTACGAAGCCCAAGTTTCGGTTGCCCCCGCGTCGGACGAGGTCTTCGAAAGCGCCGAGGCATCGGAGCTGTTCCTTGCCCGGCTTCTGCGGAGCCCACGAATCCACCTCCTCGGCGAAGAGGCATCGTTCCGCCGGGTAGAGCTCAGCGAGGCGGTAGATCTCTTCAACGAACGTGGTCACGATCTGCAACGCCTGCCCTTTCCTGAACTGGCTTATGTCTAGGACCGCGCTGATATGCGTCCTGGCGATGGCCTCAGCCATCTCCGCGACTTTCCCGGAGTCCAGTTGTATGTCGGCGTGACGGCCGCCGAAAATCACGATCGGAAGCCCAGGCCCATGCCCATCACGGCCAACCCGCAGCCCCCACCAGATTCCCATCCCATCAATTACGATGACGGGGATCAAGGCTTTGAGCATCTCTTCCGCGAGGACCGCCGCGTTATACGTCTTCCCTGCACCCCGTTTGGCCAGGAATGAAATAACCCAGGCTACGGAGTCGCGGGGCAGAGTCAGCTTCTTCGAAACGCGAAATCCCTCAGTCAATCGAAGCCTCTCCTTCTGAGGTCGCGCTCTCCGATTACGGCGCGGGCTTTGGCGACGATTTGAAAGTTTTCCTTACACGTCTTGTTGCAGAATTGAACGGCAGGCTTCAACCGGGCGTCCACGGCCTTCCTGCAGAAGCGACAGTATCCGGCGGGGCAGTTAGCCGTGAGCCAGTTCTGCAGGAGGGAGCCGATCGCGTCGTCCAGGTTCATGAGGCCCAGCAGGAAGGGAAATTGGGAAGCGTCGCCTTCAAGCTCGTCGTCGTTCATCCCAGGGGCGCCCCCCTGATGGAAACCTCGACGACCTCTCGGCTGTCGAAGTCTATTGCCGCCACGTCCTGCGTAACGAGAGTTAGGTAGATCTCAGTGGACCGCGTGCTACCCGTATGATCGGGTACGACGCGAAGCTCCCGGATTATGGCGTCAATTCTCATTCAACGGGCCCCCTGCCTTCCGGCATCACGACTACGTCGGGCTTGACTTCGTCGACGTATCTCACGCCGACGATACTCCGGATTCGACGTTTGATGTATTCCTTGCTTCCTTCCGTAAACGAGATCTTGACGTACAGGACCTCAGTTATTCGTTCACGATCCGGATTTGCGGTTTCTTCGACGCTCCGGGTAGAATTAAGAGGAGCTTCCGGACTTTGTGACGTCTCGTTTTCGGTCACTAGGGTTCAGCTCCCGGCTGGCTTAGGCCATGAACCTTACGAGGGCTCTTGGGTGGGGGGAGTTGGGTGGATTTCTGGCGGTACAGTAGGATCAGGCGAGCGATGGTTTCATTCATCGTTTCCCGAGGCAAACGAATCTGCTTCAGGCCCTGGTGTACCGCGTTTCGTACCTTAATGGTCTTAGTCAAGGCATACCACGGTATACCGGCGTCCACGCTGAACCTATTTAACGCGAGCGGTTGCGCGAGCAAAAGTGCGGGGCTCGCCAAGAACTCGGCCCCGTTCTATGCGAATAGAGCGGTCTCTTTAACCGTGTTCGTTGGGGAGGGTGGCTTGGTGATTTGAGATGGAATTGAAGGAGTTGAATCACACGGACCTGATCAGCCTCTGCATATTTTTCGGCGTTGCGGATCGGGCGGCGATTCAGGTGAAGTTGGCGCGGTTGGGTTTTCCGATCGGGCGAAGTACCGTTTCGGCGAGGATTTCGGAGATGCTTCGGGATGGGTTCCTGTTCTCAACCAGCAAGGAGAACCGGTACGTTCTAACCGATCGGGGCACGGACAGGGCTGTGGAGATAACTAGCCAGCTGACCGACGATCAGTTGGCCATCATAGCGTGAAGCGCCTTGCGTTTCCTGCTCCGTTTCGTTGAGGCCCTGGCGATCCTGGGCCTCGAGTACCTCTATTTTACAGCCCCGGTTTGGATGCCCCTCATGCTCTGCGGAGCGTTACTCTGCCGTTGACCGGGAAAGTCTGCACCCGCGAGCTCCGCATCAACCAGGACCGAATGGCCAGGGCCGTACGGGAGCTTTTCCGGGCCGGCAAGATCTCCATGCCCGACGCGTACGACCTGATGAATTGCGTTCGGTTCTGGAACGCGAACGCCGGCAAAGTCTTCTGTAACCATAAGGTTGGGGAAGTGGTCAAGTAGCTACGCGGAAACGGCGAAGAAAGCGCCGCCCGTCGACGGAACCCCGCTTTTCGTAGCGGTCCACCTGGCCAACCATACGCCCACGGGCGCCGTGCTCGGGACCACGTAGTCGTAGTGCCAGTTCCCTAAACTATCCCGGACCGGGTTTGTAACCGTAGCCTGAATGATCAGGGATCCCTCCTTACTATCCGGAGGATCCTGGGCCACGTAGTAGATGCTTATGGAACTTGAGTCGGGGTCGGTTATTCCGCCGCCGCTTGCCGGCTGATAGTTTACGAGCATGATGTGCGCGGCCGCGCCTCGAATCACCGGGTTCCCCAGAGAAGCGAGGGGCGGAACGGTAACGGTTGGAGGACAGGAGGTCAACTGTCACTCGACTCCACCTGTACGATTACTTGGCCCTGCGTCATAACGATATCGACGCCGGCGCCAACAACGGAAACCAGCACCGTCCCTTGAATGACGTGGACGCTCACCAGGTACGCTTGGCCGGGAATGTTTCGAGTGGCTACGTCGAAGCCGACCCCCTGATCCTGAACGGAGAAGCTGGCGCTCGACGTGATTGAATCAAGGCCGACGCCCCGATCCGAAACCTGGACCGATACATTCCATGTAGCGACGTCGTGGCCATGGCCGGCGTCTGTTACTTGGACCTGAATTCCGCCGCTCAAATCGCGGCCGTGACCCGAGTCTGTGACGGTGAAGTTAACTTCCACGCCCGTAAGATCTGTCCCGCGGCCACGATCATTCACGAGAATCCTCAAGGGCCCAACGGAATCCGAACCGTGGCCGGAATCGGCGTAGGACATTTTGATTAGATTTTTCTCTGCGCCCTGCCCTGAGTCCGTCAGGCCGAGAGTCACTTTGATCGTTAGGCTGTCGGCGCCATGACCTGAATCCCACAGAAGGACCCCGATGGAGCCGACGGAATCGGAGCCGTGGCCGGAATCTGAAACGGCAACGGGAATGATTTCATGGATGGATACGGTCTCCGTTCCCTGGCCGGAGTCTGAGACTGAGATCGCTGTGACTGAGATCGTTGTATAGGTAATACGTGAGTTGGCAGTGAAGCTAAACGTTGCGCTGCTACTGAAATTTATTGGAGGATTCCCGACTGTCTCTCCTGTTCCCACAATAAGTTGGCCTCCATCACTGCAACGAAATGCTGGCGAAAAACCAGAGTAGGCAGCTCCTATCCAATATTGAGTTCCTTGAACAATGGTCGCTCCCAGAACCGTGTTGAGGTCAACCCATCCGTTTTCAGTGAGATAGGTTTCGGCGCTGTAATCAAGTAGGTGACTTAGATCAGGACTACCTGAACCGTTATCTGGAAAAATCACGAAATTAAGATTCTCGTTTGGAACATCGCGTAGGTTTATGCCAATGCTAACAAGCGTCCCACTTTTCGAGGCGGTGATAGGACAGAGATACCAGCATGGACTTCCACTTGGGCCACTTGCATCCGTAGTTCCACCGATAGTGTCTGTTTGCGTTGTCATGGTCTGTTGGAATCTGGGCTATCGATAGAAGTCTGCGTCAGACATTTCTCCGATGAACATGATTACGACCTATGACAAACTAATTGTTAAAGTCGGCACCCACGTAGCTCCAGACGCTTTCGTTCCCATGCTCTGAACCAGTCGGTTCATGAGGATGCCGGTTGTGGGCGGATTGTTGCCGTTCGCGACTCCGATCTCGTTCCAAACCCAATTTCCCTGCGAGGATCCGAAGCTGCTCTGCCACACGGCCGCCTGCCCGGTTCCCGCAGTCGGATATCCGGTCGCCATGCCGACGAACAACACGTTACTTGGAGCTTGCAGGCCGGTTTGTGTGGCCGACGCTGCGGTGGTTGAATCTCCGACGCCGATGTACGCGTTCGCGTTCGAGTAGGCCGTCTGCGAGTTCAGGTTTGTGATGAGGCCCCAGATCGCATTAATTCCGACGTTCAGAAGCAGATTTCCGCGGTAGACCTGGAAGCCTAGATGTCGGCGCCTCAATTCACTGAGCGGTACTCCGATCGGTGCGAATCCTGGGATCTGAAGCCCGCGGCTCTTGATGAGGCGATCTACCGCGCCGGTGAAATCCTGGAAGCGGTCGATTCGCCAGGTCGGATGCCAAGTCACCTTGTCCCGTGCATCGATGGAGGCTTGAACGAAGGCCTCGTCTACGGTCTTCATGCGGTCGTTGAAACTCATGACTGCTCAGGGAATAGGGCGGCGCGGTCGATATTTGTGGACTTTTTTCAGTAACTGCCAGATACCCTTTTACACGCGGGCAGGCGTTCCTGGAAGCATGAATCTGATGAATCTGGAATCCTACGATTGGCATGATCCTGGCACGTTGGCCGTGAAGTTGTCCGGAATTACGATGAGAGATCGGCCCACGATCCTGGTTGACGGGATGGAGCTGCGAACAGATCTCAGCGCGGACCAGAACTTTCTGAAGGCGATTGTTCATCCGGCAGGCCTGGCGCCTGGGCTTCATCAGGTTCAAGTTGTGGTTGCTGGTTTCCGGCCGCTGATAATTCAGTGTGCTTGTGGAAGAGGACCGGAGCTGCCCGAAGCAACCAGTAAACCTCCTTAGCGGTCTTCTCGAAGAAGAGAAGGATCGCGCCTCCACGATCACCGGCCGCCAGGCGCCGATGCCATTCCACATTCATGCAGACATGCCAATGGTAGAGTTTGCGGCATTTCCAGCAGTCGAACGCATCGCCGACCATTCCGGCCGAATATTTCAGGTTTGACAGTTCGGTCTCGAGAGGTACGATGTACGGATTCTGCAGGCTTTGAATAATTGCTTTCAGGCGCATCCAGACCTGTCGACGATCCGGTTGAACTTCAGAGATGAATGCTTGATCGAGAAGTTGGACGATGCGCTCGAGTCTTGGATGGGGAAGCACGACGACGGTTGCAGTTTGGGCGATGCCGCGATGTTTTCCGCAATTTGGGCATGGGGGCATTAGCAGTGACCACTCATTGCATCGTAGATGAAGATGGCATTACGGGTTATGCCACCGCCTGTAGCCGTAATGGTGGCCTGCACCGTGTAGAGTGTGGAGTTCGGTCCGTTGCAGTTTCCGAAAATTTCGATTGTGAACTCACCGAAAGGAAAGCTGCCCCCGGGCGCGTCTAAAGAAGCGGTCCCGTTGGCGGGGAGACTGATCGTTTGTGGATAGCCGGCGCAGTTGTAATAGATGTTCGGGGCTTGGACGCAGTTGGGTGCGGTGCAGGTTACTACGACTGTTCCACTCCATCCGTTGAGGCTTCGAAGAGTAAGTGCAGGCGGTACCGATCCGTCCCATACACCAACGCAGCATTCGCATACGTCGGGGCATGAGCCGCAGCCACAGCAGCCAAGCAATGGGCTTGGGCTCTCTGAGGCGCCTGGGTCGATAACGAAGGTGGCCTGGTTGCCGTTGTTGCTGCTCGCGGTTCCGGCCTGTCCTGGTCCGCCGCCCATGTATCCGCTGCAGCCCTGATTCGTCGTGTAGGCGACCGTGAGCTGCGCGTTCACGGTGAGGCCGCAGTCATAGTATGGGACCTGAATTACGATCGTAACGGTCTGGCCGGCCGTGAAAGTGACTGTTGAGGGTACGACGGTCGGCGTGCCGAGGCATGGGTCGGGGGTTCCGGCCCACGACGCGGTGAACGTGACCGTCTGCGCGATGCTGCTTGTTACTTGAACGCTGGCGCTCGCGGTTCCAGTCGTGTCCGCGGGGATCGCGATGCTAACCGTGGCCGGGTTGAAGGTGAGGCCGCAGTTCTGAGAGGAACTGCCGCTGGCTAGTCCCCCAGTAGCGCCGGCGCCGAGTAGGCTCAGGCTTTGGATCAATCGCTCTACTTCGTCGATTCGGCGGTGGAGGCGGTTCGCGTCCTGCCATTGGTTCGGCGGGGTGATGGCGCGGAATTTCGGTGTCATGTGGCCTCGAATCCTTTCACGTCTATCTCCCAGCCGTCCTTCTTGTTGAACTTGTACTCCACCTCTCTGGCCACGAGGGTTTTCGAAACGCCTTCGTCCTCGAGCTGAAACGTGTATCCCGCGGGGATGTCGGCGCGGCCAATGTTCTTGATCGTGTAATACTGCTGCGAGGCGAGCAGCTGTTCCAATGTGGCTTGGCCGTAGAGTTTCGCTTGCGCCCAACTCAGCAGTCCGCTAAGGACCTGGGTTTGGGTTCTGAGCATCGTAGCGGACGGATCCTTGTTGTCTACGACGAGAGGCTTCACAATCGCGAACCCATCGAACCAGATCGTGAGCGCGCCGGTTGGGTTTACGGCGCCGCTCGGTCCGGTGGGAATGTATCGGATCTGGGCGATGCCGGCCCAATTTATTCCAGCCGAGCCGTAGCTGTAGTTTGCTTCCGGCCCGAAGGGAATCTGCATCACCGTCCAACCATTGTTCTGGGTGGTTGGGACGTATGGGACGTTGGGGCTGTCGGCGATGTTGCCGAGAGTATCCACAACTTCAACTTTGAAGTTGAAGCCGAACGATCCCAAAGTGTCCTGTGCTTTCATTAGGAAGATGAGGGCGCTCATCTGGCCGTCGGTTTCGTTGAGTCCAGGGCCGGCTTCATTGTAGGCGTTCATGAGAGTGTAGGGCGGCTGCCCTGGCCACTTGGATCCGCCGGAGCCGAAGGGCATCGCCATGTACCAGTACTGCCCCCAGGGAATCGTACCGGTCTGCGCGGGTTGGTAGATGATCTTGATGCTCGCTTTGCCGATGATGTACGTGGTCGTATCGTCCGAGATTACCACGTAATTCGCGAGGCTGCTTCCGTAATCCGAGGCGTTGTTCTCCGTCCACGAGTCCAGGAGACCGCTGCTCGAGTAACCCGGCTGCATGGTTAGGGGGATTCGGCCGAGGCCGGAGCTCGCCGCCGTGTTCGACGCCCAAGTCCAGAGGTCGTTCTTAACCGTGCCATCATCCATTGTATAGTCTGTTTCCTTCATCTCCAGCTGCCCGATATCGCCCAGATCGACTTCGCTGCTCAGAGAGCCGGCTTCAACGAAGTAGAAGGCATCTGTCGGATCGACCCAGAAATCATAGTACGTGTTCAATCCGCCGAAGGTGGTTGAGGATCCCAGGAAGTTGGATAGATCCATGTGCATGTCTTGGATTGCCTGCCGTTTCCAGAGGCGAGAGTAGGAGGCGGCGCCGGTCGCAATTCCAATCTTGCCGACCGTGATAACCGGGTTACTCGAGTATTGGCTGCCCGAGATCATGGTCTGGTAGAGTTTGATGATCTCAGTGGCGATCAGGTTCGCATCCTCGTTGATCACGTGCTTGCTGGCTACGACGTCGAAGAGGGCGCCGAAGTCGGCGCGGCCTTCGATCTTATAAATGTACGCGTTCTGGGTCTTATCGATGATTGGATCCCGTTTCTCAATGAAGCCTTTGAACACGGGCTGCTGGTCTAATTCAACAAGGAGCGGGGCGAACTTCTGGATCGCCAGATACGTGCCCCTCCGGTATCGGCCCATGCGGTCGTCGAGAGTGATTTTGAATTGGCCGGCGGCGTTGGTTATGGAGTCGGTGACGTCGAGGTCAAAAACGTCGCCGCTGACGTCCGTCCCGGAGATGGTGATGCTCTGCGTCGGATTGTACCGCGTCGTTTCCTCTTGTTCTTCTTTTTCGGGCAGGGGTCATCACTGGTTGGGGCTTGTCTGGATGACGCTTAGGGTGATCTTCCACCATTTCGATTGTCCAGCGGCTGGGCCTTCGACGAGGGATTCCAGGACGGCGTTTGCCATCGTCATATCTGTGATCCCGTCGCGAGTGGTTGAGGTTATGGAGAATCGGCCGGCCGGATGGTTGGTCGTGTACCCTGGAACCTGCATCCAGGCCACCAGTTGATCTCTTATGCCCTTCTGAACTTTCGCGGATATCGACCGCTTCAACGCTGAGAGCCCCATATCTTGGCCGACGTCGTAGTCGACCTGCGGGACCTCGTGGATGACGATCGCACGTTTCCAGGTTCGGTTATCCGTGTTTGGCGGGGGGCTGTCAGTATCGCCGCCCGAGGCGTCGACGCCGGAATCGTCAAGCCGGAGAGTGACGCCCGTACTCGTTTCGTTGTCCAGGAGTACCCAGGTTGCAGTTCCCATTTTCCTACTTTCCTACCTTCCATATCGCCGCTTGGCTTGATGGTAGAGAGTAGCCATAGCATTGGCCTGGTCGTTGATTTGGGCTTTCGTGGTCATCTGCACGTTTCCCATGTAGAAAGTTGTGAACTCCTGGCTTGGTCCGGTTGGGGCGCCTCCGAAGCCGCCGGCCAACCCGTACCCGGCGACCCCCGCGGCCACTAATCCGCCCGCGAGTGCGAGCCAGCCGATCGGACCCATGGAAGCGTTTAGGACGTCGAAGCTGGTTGCGAGCTCATAGTTCGCGGCAGTCTGCGCCACCGTTGTATCCGTTAAACCCATGCCCCAAGCGATGGCGGCTGCATCCTGCGCGCTCATCTCCACCGTGCTCACGTTCACAAGATCCTGCGCGATCGCGAGGAGTTTTTGGGCGGCGCCGAGAGATCTGACCACTGCGCCCAGCAACTGAATGGCTTTGATGGCTTCGTTTACGGCTGCGTTGTGGATGCCCAGATCCCTGGCTACAATTCCGAGAGTGGAGCCGATTACGGCGAGGCTCCGGCCGACGCTTGTAATGTTAGGAGTCGCATTGTCGTCCGCCTCAATATCCACAAGGACTTCTTCAGGAGCTTCAGCCGTCGATATCACCTAGTCTTGTTGTAGTCGGTAGATCGTTGAGGATGCTGGTTCCGTCGCATCTTGGACAGAATAAGATGTATGCGGATTCCACGCCTCGAATTTTCGAAACGCTATTCCAGAGTTTCTTCGCGACTGTATCTTCTGAGTATTGCTGCAGATATTTGCGTTGCATCCAGCCACCACATGTCGAGCATCGTTCTATCTTAGCTTCGGCCAAAGGCTTTGTTCCATCTCCTATTCCTTTCGTCTACGAAATCCGAGAGGGTTTGGAGCTCGAACCGTGAGAGCTCACCCAGATCCCGCGGCCTCATTCCCAGAAGTTCGCAGATCTCCATCCGCCGGAACCCCTGGTTGCTTTTCACGAAATTTGCTGGATTGCTCCCGCTGTTCCTCCGACGGTTGCGAACCGATCATGATTCCTTTGAAGAGCTGGTATCGCGTCCGATTATTTCCAAGGGCCGTCAGGAACTCCCTGGGGATCCGTGTGGAGAGCGTTATGTATTCATCGAAGAGCTCGTGCAGCTTTCGCAGTTGGTCGGGCGTTAACGGGACCTCGTTCGGGTCCTTGGCAGTTAGCAGCTCCTTATCGATCTCGCCCAGCTTCTCCATGTACCGTATGATCTCATGATCTTTCAACTGTCGCCCTCTGATCTCCGCGAACTTATCCGGCGTCGCGGGGCTGTGAACCCGTACGTGGATGGGGAGGTCGGCGAAGCTAACCAGCGTCCCGAGTACAGAGATCATTTCGTCCTGTTCGTCTTTGTTCATGGCGCCGAGCAGCTTACGCAGCTCGGCCTTGTTGTGAATGTCTATTTCAGAGCTCACTTGCCACCGCCCTCACTCAATGCTTCCGCGACGCCTGATCTTATGGCGTCGACGATCGCGGCCATGTTTGCCTTCTTCGCGTTATGAATGATCATCTGCGGCGCCGTTCCAGGATGGAGAACGTACAACGCGAACACCTCTTCCCCTTCAACATCGAAATGTAAGGCCTTCACGTTCTTCGGCGTAATGATGTGGGGCGCGGTGCCGAACTCCACGAAGGCCGCGTGGGCTGCGTCCGCGAAGATACTGAAAGTTAAGGGACCGGTTTGCTGCATTCCGATCGAAGCCTGGTACTCGCCGGTGCGGACCGGGGCCGTGGCCCTAGCGTACGCGACGATATCCTGGCAGACATCGGACAGCTTCAGGGAGACGTTTTCTACGAGGGTTGAGGCGGCGCGGTCGAAGTAATCGATCGCCTCATCCAGCCCCGTTACGGTTATGTTGATCTCGCAGCTCACATCGTCAACCTCCTTGGCCATGGCCATGTTAGTATACTATCCAGGATCCTCTCCTTGCCCTTCATAGTATACTATATTCCAGGATCCTTAGGCTCCCGTCGGCCAGCTCATGAATTCGACTTCGAGGGTGGCTTTGATTACGCCGTCCGCGTTGCTTGGCCCCTCTCGAGTGAAGGGCCCGCATTTCACTGAGACGCTCAAGATTTTCGTGTCAGGGCTGGCTTCCGTGTCGGAATCGAAACTGGTCAGCGTGAAGATCTGGTCCAGGTTCGCGAGTCCGTTCAACGCACCCCAGTTGTCGTCGCTGACATAGATTGCTTCGCAGGTTCCTTTCCCTTCAAAGCTGCCGTGGGTTAATCGCTGGATCACTGTTCCGCAAACTGCGTCCTTGTTCACCTTCGGGCCCCACTGTAGCTTCCAGTTTTTGCCGGCGGCCATCAGGACCCCGTTCAGGGTCAACGTGGCCAGCCTGGCCACCATTTCTCTTCCGGCGGCGCCGACCAAGTTTCTCTACCGCCTCGCTTGCTGCGAATGGGCTGCGTCCAGCATGCTCTGCGGTGTCTCTCCGGATGCGTCGAAATGTACGATGCCGGTGTTGGTTCCGTGGAATCGGGCGTACGCGATCTGCGGGTACTTCGTTTTCAGTTTCCTGAGTTCGTCCAGTATCTGCGCTTCGACTTCTTTCGTTGCATCTCCGGCGATGCTCAAACTAAAGGTCATTTTCTTTTCAATACCCCATGCTCATGAGAAAGTCGTACTGAAGATAGTTATATGCCACTCGGCCGAGGGGCGTAGATGGATAGCCGCCGTCCGTCTGAGTGGCCCCAAGCCATCCTAACCCGAGCCAGATCTGGCTGAAGAGCACCTCCTCCACATGCTGTTTAAGAGCGTCGATGAGGTCGCGGGCGTTCGGGCTTCCTCCCTCCTCCTTCACCGTTCGCGCGAAGAACTCAATTCTCACCGTCTTGCTATGTTGCCCTGCCAAGCCGCCCGCGTTCCATTGAAACTTGCCCGTTCGACGTTGCGAGACGTCGATTCGAACGTTCCCGATTCCGCCCTTCGCGGTTGATGCGATTACCTGACGATGGTGGATAAGGTCGACTGTGACGCCAGGCTCCTTCATGATCGTTGGATCCTGGGCGAGCAGGTCGTACACCATCTGGGGCGGGTTGCTGTGGATCCGAAGGCTCAAACCGTCTTCCAACTCCTCTTTCGGTACTTCTCAAGGTCGGCTTCGACGTCTTGCTGCAGCTCCGCGATGATATGCCCGAAGGGCCCAGCGCCTCCGGACATTCCGCGGGCGGTATACTGGAACGTGGCGCCGGCCATGCCCTCCGTCGCCATACCCTGGCTGTCGGCCGAACCTTTCTTCTTCAGCAGTTCGATAATGGTCAGCTTCATGCATGCCATCCGTATGGGTTCGGGAGGCTGCTGGAATCCGTACGTGTATGTGACGACGACGTTTCGTACGCCGGCGCCGAAGTGGCTTGAATAATCCCAGGCCATGCGTGTGGAGATGTCGCCCACGTAAGAGCTGCTTGGCCAGAACCATCCGGTATATGGGGGGTAGAGGCTGTAAGGCATCGCGGCCGGCGGCAGCGTCAAGTAGCCGCGAACGAAGTCGATGATCAACTCCTGGGCGAAGTTCGCGTCCGTGCTCCTAATATCGGTCACGAGCTGGTTCGCCATGTTCTTGATTTGCACCTCCTGAACCGAGAGTAGCGGGTAATTGTCCAGGACGAGCATCTGTTGGCCGTTTCCGTTGTACTGCTCGGTGACCGTGCAAACATCAAACCGCCGGCGGGTAGCTCGGTCGATGTCTTTGGCGGATGTCGTGATTAGATTCATGATCTCCTCGTCGTCGGTAACGTCGTCGATATCGATTCGTTTGAGGAAAGCGCGAACGTCTTTCACGAGGCAGTAGGCGCGGCTTCCGGCCGCTTGGATTGGGATCTGGCTTAGGCCGCTGCCGCCGCTCATAAGTTGAAGCTGCGCAGCGATCAGGTTCTGGATGCTGATCGATCTCAGCCAGAAGGTAACGGATCCTCCGGCGTGGAGGGTTCCGACGCTAATCGACGCGCCGGCGGACTGGTAGGTTTGACCGTCCGTGCTAAGTTGGTCGGTGGCCGGCGGGGTTAGGCTGATGTTTGAGAAAGTGGCCGATCCGATGTTCTTCAACGTGAGCCGCGTAGTGAATGGGAAGGTGGGGATCAGGTAGCGGAGCCAGGCAGGAATGGAGCTCTGCGCGGCCAACGTGGCCAGGGCGAGGGTTGGGCCCCAGCTGAATGTGTCCGGCGACAGCTGCAGCAGCCCATCCAGGATGGTTAGGCTCAGCTCGAGGGGCAGCTGGGTTAAGGTTGAAACGGGGCCGGTGGCCAGACTTGAGGTTTCGGCGCCGCGAACACTGTGAACGTACGAGGCTGAGATTACGGCGCGGTTTGTGAGGTAGGATTGGTCGGTTCTGCTGAAACCGGTCTCTTGGACCTGCAGAGTTAACCCGGTCCCTGCGCCCAGGTTATTGTTGTATACGAGGAACTTTCGGAACGCTGAAAGATCGGGCGTATCAACCCTGAGGTCCTGAAGGGCTGCCCCGGTGGGATCCTGCAGGACGAAACTCATGGCTCACCCGCTTTCCTAGATGTTCTGTACGCAGGTGGGGCAGATGTACTTACCCCTCCACACCTTACCGCCAAGCGCCGTATCGCCGCAGAACGTGCAGACGTTCGCCGGCGTCTGGTTGGGGATAGTGCTGGGCCCCTCGAGTTTACGGGCTTTGGGAAACCGTGTGGGCTTCGAAGACTCTAGCTCTTTCGACATCGTTTTCCCCCCTCTAGGTTTCATCCCACTCTATGACGCCCGATGCCGTGGCGCGGTTGGCGCCCGAACCGCCACTGATGAAAATCCCGATTTTCTTGGCCACCAGCACGTACGGATCCTGGCTCCGATCAAGGGCCGTGGTTGTGCTTGCGGCGATGTAGAAGTCGTCGACTACGACGCCCGAGCCTCCTGAAAAGACCGCGGCCTTATCCGTCGCTTCAATGAGCACGCTGGACTTGGCCGTTTGACCTTTCCCAATGAATCGGTTAACCGGGCTGGCCATGGCCGTCCCCCCGCTAAGTAGGGGGCTGTGGACGATGAGAATTCTGTACGCCTGGCTGCAGACCAGTTTGATCCGGGTCAGGCGGACGGTTACGCCGGTGCCTCCGCTTAACATGATGAGGAGCGGCGCCCAGGTGTTCGATGTGCCTCCGCTCATGGCGCGGTTAACTTCAGCCGAGAACGCTTTGCCGGCGCCAACCTGGGATTCGGTTACGGTCATGATGGGTTGTCGTTCACTCAATTAGCTAACAACTCCGCGATAACTACGACGGCGTGAAGGAGAGGCTCTTTCCACCATAAGCCCTTCCGGTTGCGTTGGATGAAGAGCGTGTACATGGATAGGGGGATCCGCGCGGGCATCTTCCCTTTCAGAACCCGCTTGAATCGACAGAACGTATGGCAGGTTAAATGCCATCGCCGGAACTTCTTCTCCGGGTGGCAGATGCAGCCCCAATTCTTCGGGGGCAGAACCTTCGGTACCTGGAACGTCCCAAACATTAGGCCGTTCGGTTCCACTTCCAGCTCCATCGTGCAAACTTGGTCTTTCTCCATTGCTCACTCGTCCCCGTAAAGGGGTCATTCGAAAGAGGGGGAAATTCAGAGAGCCCTAGAATTGCTCGCCTTGGACGACGATTGACAGTTTCATTGCAGGGTTTGTTGAGTCGGTCGTGAACAGGAATATGTCTCGCGTTGAGTTGCCTGAGGCGGCTCCTGTGCCACCTGACCAGGTAACTAGTGCGGCCGCTTTTGCGACGCCACCAGCAGATCCGGAGCCTCCGGACATGGTTGCTATTGAGACCGCCACTGGCCGAACGAGTCTCGAGCGGAAGTGGGCGCCCATGCCCGTCCCGCCTGACATCGTTCCCTGGACGATCTCAGTGTATGGATGGCCGCGGAGAACATACTGCTTGGTGATGGTAAAGTAGGCGTTCGCCATCTTTGCCGACTCCTAAGCTATTGCGTAGATCCTGGCCATCTTCGACGTTCCCGTCGTGGTGGATGGCCACGAGTTGTTGTTGTACGTCTGCGTGTACGCCTGGGTCTTGTCGATGAAGCCCGCGAACTTCTTGATCACGAAGGTTTGCTGCAGCGCCGTCTTAGCGAACATTTCCATCGTGGAATCCAATAGCATGCGCTGGGCAAGGAACTTCGTGTCCAGGAACAGGATCTCGTGAGCTCCCGCTCCGTAGTTCATGAACTTCGATGCTACGATTGGAATGACGCCGTACGGCGTGTTCCAGGCCAAGGCTTTGAGTCCCCACGCGATCTCGGTTTCGGGGTTCACGTACCTGACGAGCTGTTGCATCAGCTGTTTGATTCTCTTCCAGGTTGAGAGGTCGCAAATGGCGAGGTTATATTTGACGTTGAGCTGCGCCCCGTCGGTTATGGCCGTGTCGATGTCATCGTCTGAGACCGCTGCGCCGCTCAGATTGTAGTTTAGGCCTGTGGCGTTGCCGCTTGGAATCGTTGAGCCCCAAGCGCCGGCTGAAGTGTAGATCTCACCGCGGATACCAACGAAGCCCGCGGCTGACGCGCCGTTGGGCGTGGATCCGTTGATGAGTTCGTTTTCCCATAGTTCGTTGCCGCTCCAGGTCTTGTTTCGTATCTCGAGCGCCCTGGCGTCACGGGTCGGGTACGCACTCGCCATCGCGGAGAGTGCGAAGTCGCCCCAGCCACCTGGGCTTGTAGCAATGCACAGCGCTTTCGTGGCGGTAACGTACGTGTCGTGGACTGGCGCTAGGTTTGATGCGATGAGCGAGTTGGCTTCCGTTAGGAAGCTGGCGGATCCACGAGCCGTTAGGACGTCGTAGCTCGCGATCTTGCCTCTCGCTGTTTCAACCGGTACGAGTTCCAGGCACGGGGTTTCTCGGCGGGTCGTGTCGATGATTTCCTGGTCTGTGGTCGTGTGCAGGATGGCGCTTGTGGAGTCTAGGACCTGTTTCGTGCGTAGAACGTACCTGCGGTACTTCCCCCGAACCCATCCGTAGAACTGATTTCTACGGTCGGGGCCAAGCTCCGCGTGACCGCTCGCGTCGGCGTCCTGTAGGCCTCGAGTTAACCAGGTACCCTCAGGAAATACTCCCAAACCCATCGCGCCGGCAAGGATCTCCGCGGGCGTCGAAAGCCCAGGAGTTCCGTCGCCGAATCGATAGCCGGGAATAGCTACTTGCACCATGCTTCTCTAAAGCCCCCAGATCGCCAACTGGCTCTCGATTGAACCGTCGTCTGAATCCATCAGCTGCTTCAGACGCATTTGCTCGGACATTACGCCGGCTTCTTCCCTTCCGAAGCCTCCCACGCGTAGTGGCCGCATTTCATGGACGTGCTTTCGAACAAGTCGGTCAAGTTGCGCTGCCGTGACGACGTACTTCTTACTGGTCGTGCCTTCGCCTCCAACCTCTGCGCTGTCCGCGTCCTCGATATCCTCATCGCCTACGTCGAACGTGCTGGTGACACGCTGCTTCGCGGGTTTCATTCGGCCGGGTTTCGTTTCGGGCGGCACCTGTTCATCCAGGTCTCCGCTCCCCGGGCCCTCGTCCTCGTCCCAATCAATCGTATCCTTGGCTTCGCCTGTGTCGACGCCTTTCAGGTCAAGCCCCACAGCTTTCCCAATCAGCGCCGTGTTTCTGATCAAGGCCTTCATGCCGGCCTCGATGGTGCCGAGGCGTTCGTCGTGATCCATAATGTAGTCCTTGATGGTGGCGCGTTTGGCTCGCCTCTTATCCAGTGCGGGATCTCCCCATTCGCCCATGCCCGTCGAGACACGCTCAGCCGCGGTATTGCCTGTTTCTCGATCGTAATCGCGCTTTTTGAGGCCCCGCATTGCTGTAGGGGTTTGGCCAGGTGCGCCGCTGCCATCGCCGTCTGTTCCGTCGTCTCCAGGTTCGGGCTCATCTTCCGGCTCGAGCTCTGGCTCGTCCTCGGGCTCGAGTTCAGGTTCATCCTCTGGCTCTAGTTCCTTCTCTTCCGTTATGGTCCGTTTGATTCTTCCCAAATTTTCTTCTCCACCTATGCTTTTGCATAGTATGGTTTGTCCAACCCAGCCGGGTCCGGAGACCTGGACCGGGCAGAACCGTGTGGAATTGGCGAACGCTTTCACGTACACTTTCTGAACGGTCGCCTTCTCGTTCGCTGGGGCGCGCACTAGCGACGTGGCGAAGTATTTGATGTCGCTAATGGCGTTCGCCATCTTGCCCCGAATCATCTTCAAACCTTCAACGATGGGTACGAATTCCATCGAGAAGGCGTTGTAGTATCCCTTCTTCAGCTCGTACGCGACCTCGTCAAACTGGGGGTGGGCCTTGTTCACAACCATTCGAGCCCACAGGGCCGGATATCCGGCTAGATGGATGATTTTGGCGGCCACGAAGTTTCCGATCGGAGCCGTCTCCTGATTGGTTTGAGGCTTCGCGTACGGCGACTCGTGATCAAGCCACACATGGTTGTAGGGCGGCTTCGTCATCTCGTTCTTCGCTTTGATCAACGCTGGGAGCTCGAGAACATCCCCCTGCAGATCCTTAACCGGCATGGAAACAATTCCCTCAACCACCAGATCGCCCTTCTGCACGCCGGAGAAACTCTTCGTTGCAACCTTCAACGCGATAGGTAGATAGAGGACGCTGCGCTGCGACCTGAAGAACTTTGGCTTGGGAGGCTTCGGCTTGAACGCCGCCGGCCGCGGCCTGGTCGGTCCCCCAGGCGCGGCCGGTACCTTCCCTACTCCCTCATGCTGCTCCTTGCCTTTGCCAGCGCGATACCGTAACGCCTCCTGACGTTCGGCTTTCTGCATCTCCCGAACCGGATCGTCCACGTTCGTCGACCACGTGAGAGGCTGGGCTTGCTTCTTCTGGAACTGCGCCTCCCGGTCGCGGCTCGTATGAATTCCGCGCATCCGGTCTTCGCTCTTCCTCTCTCCCTCCCGGAACCCGCGCTCCCAATCGCTATTATGCGAGGTCCAACCGCCAAAGTCCTTGTCCGAGAAGTCGATCTTGTACTTCTTGCCGGCCTTCTGGATCCGGGCCTCCATCGTGGCCAGCTCATGCGGCTGATATTTGGCGCGGTTCTTCGGCATGTGAATGTAAGACCAGGCGGCCCGTACATGGTCCTCGGTGTCTAGCGGGTACTTGAAGTTGCGAGGATCCGCGTACTGGCCGCGGTTCTCCGGATAACCTTTAGGCGGGGACTTGGGCCAGCCAGCCTCATCCCTCTGGCTTGGCAGCGCCTTCACAGATTTGAGTTCCAGGGCCGCGAAGTAACCGCGCAAACGGAGGAAGCTCTTCAGGCTCATGAAGCCTTTCTCTTTGCCCGCGTACTCCTGACGCAGGCGCCGCTTCTTCGCCTGATCATAGTTCTGGTATATGCCGGCCGTTATCGCATCCTTATCTTCCTTCGAGCGCTTCCGATACTTCGGATTCTGCTCCACCTTCGGCCGCATCATATTCCACCAGCCCTTCGGCGGCCGATTGATTGGCTGAAGCGGCATGTCTACTCTGCAAAATATCGCCCCGCCCACAGTATTAGTGGACTATTTCAACCGCTGAGCTGACGCGAATTCGCATCCCTTTCACGGTGCTCAGCGTAGGCTTCCTCGTAGACTTCCAGCGCCAATCGATTATTAGCGAGGCGTCTTATCTCTGCGATTCGTAGCTCGAAATCCCGACAAATTGGGCAGTGAAACTCAGTTACTTGCGGCATCTTCATTCAGGACCTCTTCCTGTGTCATTTGCGGCGCCGGATCCCGCCCAAGATCTCTCGGAAGTCGCCGGGGACGACAGTGAATGAAAAGTTGAGGGTTGTGCTATCCTGCCGTGTGGTGGAGAGCTGTCCTTCCACGTAGCTCTTCGGCATGATCTCATGAGCTCGCACTGGAATGGATACGCTGGCCGAGTTGAGGAAGCGGCGAGTAAACTCTTGGATGATGGCTTGGTACTCTTTCTCGGTGATTTTCAATCGCTGGCACCTGGGTAGAGGCGTTTCTCGAGCGTCCTCTTATCGTCGTACAGCGTCTTGCCGCAGCTCTCGCAGTGCCATCCGACGGGCACGAACTGTTGGCCCTTGCCCGGTATCACGTGGCGTTCGTAGAGGCGCTTCATGCCGGAGTAGTTCCGGCAGGGCTTCTTAGGGCGGCGCCCAGGACCGGGATGGTAGTAGTTCGGGCAGGTCTTCCTATCACCACGAGCCATTAAGTCACCCCCACTCGGCGCATGATTTTGAAGAGGCAGCGATCGAGGCCGTCGAGCAACTGTTCGTCGGTAGGATGCCAGATACCTATCGGGTTCATGGCTGTGGCCATGAAGGAGAAGATACAGTCCCAGTATTCGTCCATGGGATCTTCGAGGTTCTTCTTGTCGACGGCCTTGATGAACTCCCCGATTTCCTCGAGGTGCTTCTTGAGTTGATCGGCGATCTCGGCCTGGCGGCCGTGCTTGGTCTTGAATCCTTGGCAGTTCGCGGCGTGGACTCGCCGCAGAGCGCGAAGCAGGTCCTCCGTTTCCATTTAACGAGCCTCCTGGATTCGATGGGAGCTCTTCCAGGCGGCCAGGCTTTTCTTGTCGCTGTCGCGGCGTTCCATGTAGTTCTTCGGACGTCTGAAAGTGTTTCCTCGAGCGCGGTAGATCGGCTCAAGGATTCGCACGACGCGGCCGGCCGGTGCGTTCGAGGTTGGTTTGGTTAGCTTGTAGACGTAGACGCCGGCGACCACGTCGGGTTGGCTGCGTAACGCCGCGAGCAGCTTGGGGTTCCATTCGTGGACGTTGTCGACGAGGGCGACTTCGGTTTCGAAGTCGTGGTGGCTCTTCATCCAGATGTCGGGTTCGGAGTATTCGCAGTTGCGGCAGACCATTTGCTGGCCGCAGTTAGGGCAGATCAACTAGAGGACCATCTGGCCGTGGAAGTTGGCCATGTGGATTCGATAGCAGGGGATGCATAGGGGGGGCCAGGTGCAGTTCGGGACCGTGCAATGCCGAAACTCGGAGATGGGGCGGTAACTGTGGCAGCTGCCGCATCGGAACTCGTTGACGCGAATTACGTCGTGGATTGGTTTTCCTTCGACTGTGGGCAAAATGGGTCTAGTATACTAATTTTGGGATCCTTAAAATAGTATACTATGGCGCTTACCGTAAGCGTTGTAAGCGATCGATGAGGCCGCATTCGATGCCGGCGCACTTGCCGCATACCCAGAGCATGATGGGTTTACGGCGTTGTTCTCCTTGGAGGACGACGCCCTTTGCGAACGGGCGCTGCTCTCGGCAGATTGGGCAGCGTAGGTTTGGGTCGTTGACTATTTGGCGCGTCCAATCTCGGCCGAGGTGGAATAGTCGGCTGAGGTAGTTGATGCTGTACGATTTGCTGGCGAGCTTCAGGGCTAAGAGGTCGCGGGTTGAAAGTTTCCGTCGGCGGTCTATGCTTCCTTTCCCAATCCGGGAGGAATTTGGCCGTGAGCTGCCGGCCTTCTTCATCCTGAATCTTGCATGGCTCCTGGCGTTCGTCGATGAGAGCGCACCACCAGGTCCGTTGCCGTTGGCCGTCAATAACGAGGCCGCCGACGACGCTCCGCCGGAAGTGTTCGCAGCCAAAGCAGGCCCAACGATAACAGATAGGCTGGGCTTCACCTGGACGGTCGTTCATCATCACCGACTTAAGATCCATAATAGCTAAGCGATCAGAGCTCGACAATCAGGGCAGCACCACCGGCCGCGTAAAGACTTGCCCGGCGAATTGAATTCATCCCTGGGCCGATCACAGAACACGCACCTTGGCTCCAGGGCACGTTTCTTCTCCTGGATAATAGTTTCTACAGAGTCCTCCAGGTCGCGGCGTTTGCTCATGTAATCAGGTCTCCATGGTTCCAGATCGCGCAGAGAGGACAGCTCATGTAATCCTCGAAGCTCAAGTGGGAGCCCATACTCCAAGCCGGGCTTTTGATTTCGATGAAAAGAGGCTTCATGGCGCGATCACATCCCACCAGCAACGGCAGTCGATGTGCGCCGGCATAGTTGGTAGGAACGGGGCGGCCGGGTCGTAGTCGCCGGCGTTCTCCTGGCAGAGTGTGCAGACCTTGTCGTCTTCCATGGTCGCCCAGCTCAGGGTGTTCCCTTTATCCTCCGGCGGCACGGCTTCGTCGGCTTCGAGAACGAGGAGCTGCTGTTGCGTTGCGGCGTTGAATGTGCCCCAGGTGAAGTTATGGGCGATGTCGGCGAGGCGGGTTTGGATTCCTTTCCAGGTCTTCCAGAAGTCGACGAGGCCGGGGGAGGGCGGCCGGCTGCTCATTGAACATCATCTATAACTTGCTGAAAGTCCGCGAGCGTCTTGGTTCTCCATTCGTCCAGACGCTGGGATTGTTCCGGAGAGAGCTCCTTGAGTTGGACGCCGGTTTTGCGGCTTACATGATTCAAACCATACTCTTTCAGTTGCGTGTACTTCTTGTCGACGAGCTCTTGGCCTAACGTGAGGGCGTTATCGCGGGAGATCTTGCCGGCTTTCAGGCTTTTGGCGATCTGCATGAACTTGCTCGCGAGGCCTCTCTCGAGCTGAACCACGTTCTTGAAGGGACCATGGCCGTGAACTAGGCCTTTAGCCGTGGTCTTCAAGGGTCCCTGCCAGTGATCGCAGCAGCCGTATGGCCGGTCTGGGGCTTTGATCTCTGTGCAGAAGTAGCCGGTTGGAGATGCGCCGGTCTGTTTCATGTACGGGCAGGTGGCGCACCAGTGGCCAACCTTCAGCTGTTCCGCCGTTGCGTCCGCGAACTCCGGCCGTTCAACGTAGCCGGCCTGCTTGTAAATCTCCGCATATTTCTCGCGACCCTGAAGGTCGAAAGCGTAGCTTTGGCCCTTATCTCCTTCGCCCTGCAGTAGCCCTTTCTCGCGTAGATGATCCTGAACGATCATGTCGATGTCTTGGTCGCTGAAGTCGGGGTGCTCCTTTCGTTCCTTCTCCCACATGGCCGCGGTTCTCGGGTCGGTGCGGAGGGCTCGGCGCTCGAGATACCCAAGCGTTTCCTGATGCTCAGGGCCGGTGCCCGGCGTCCTGGTTGGGCCTTGAGGGTTCGACGCGCCCATTAGGCCGAGGTGGCGCTGCGGTTTCTTTTTGGCCGGTCCGGTTGGGCTGCCGGCGCCAACCGCCCCGGTATTGTCGTGGACGGGGGGCACGTCGTGCGGGTTCTTTGGGCCGGCGGGGATTGTTGGCGTGGGACGCCTGGGATTTGAACCCCCATCAGCCCGATGTTCGGAGATCGGATAGAATTGGGACTCGGTGTTTACGTCGTGAACGGGGTCGGTTGGTTGCCGTCTGGGGCCAATGTTATCTTTGATGGACTGGTCGACGCGAGAGTGCATGGTTCCCACGTTTCCATGCCCATGCGTATGATCCATCTCCCATCGTTTCGCGTTGAGGCCGCTCTTCGCGGGCGGACCGATGGGTGGCTTTCTGGGATCTCGACGTGTGACGTCGCCCTGTTCCTCTGGGCTTTCCACTTGTTCTTCGCCAAGGCCGCCGGCCTCGAGAACGCTTCCTGCTTCGCGGGCTCTCTGTATTTCCTCCGGGTTCTCTCCTGGAAGAAGCTCTCCGCGGCGGATCGGTTCATCCGGCCGGTTGCCCATCGCGCCCATAGGGTAAGGCATCGCGCGGCCGTGGCCAGCATACGGGCCGATTCTCCGCGGGGTTGGCCGACTCTTGTTCGGATCCCCGTACTGCTTCACGATAACCTCGTTCACTTTCACGAGGAGTTCCCGATCGCTGATTCCTGGGAATTTGGTTTTGATCGCTTGGAAGACGCGGTCCTGCGGCATTATTGCTGCGTGGCCTCGAGCTCCGACGGCGATGTCGGAGCCATCGTAGAATTTTCGGCGCCATCGCGCCACTTCTTTAGGTGGCAGCCGGCGGGGGGATGGTTCGGCGACTTGAACGAATCGGCCGTCCTGGGTTCGTACGAAGATTGGGGTTGCGCGGTCTGATTTGTCCGCGAAATCCCAGGACATATTCGGGTTGGCGCCCCAGGCTTTCAAGGTCTCCCAGATAGCTTTCTCTTCGGCGCTGAGCGGTTGATGGGGGATGCGTTCCATTTCGCCGGTTGGTTGCGCTTCGACCTGGGTTGTTTGCTGTGGAGTTGGTGCTTGGGCGGGAGATTTGGCGCCGGCCGTGATCAGCGCTTTGGCGATGTCAATGGGCATGCCGCCCCATTCGGTTGGGCCGCCCCACTTCCGTTTCTTCCTCCATTCGTCCGGTAGAACGAAGCCCAGTTTGCCCAGCTCCGCGTACAGCTCGTCCTCAGCCATCTCCTCCTGTCGGTCCGTTGCCTTGAACCTGAATTTGATTCGTTGGAGCGGCGAGAACTCGTTGACGATTTGATTGTTCATCATTTGCTCGAGCGCGGCCAGGACCGGGCTGACGCCCTTGCGCTTCTGGATCACGCCTTGAGCGTTCATGGCTTTCCCGGTCTCCCGGATCTCGTCCTGGAATCCAAGCTCGGTTGGCGTCAGCTTGTAGATCGCCCACACCAATTTCCCAAACCATTTCTGGCCCTCCAGGAACTCGAGGTCCCGATTCGTGTACGCGAGGGGAACGAACTTCGCATCCTTGTTCAGAACGGCGACTTTGTGGAATCGGCCCTTAATCTCGGTTCGGAAGTATTCGCGTAGGCGGTCTTCGTCTTCCGGCGAGCCGGTGAATGAGACGACGCCAGAGGGCACGCTGTATTCCTGGAACATGGTCGCATCCGTAAACGCCGAGTTGATGAGGAGGTTGAGGATGGTTTCCATGCTCTGCGTCTCAGCCCAACCATAAGCGGAGTATGTTCGCGGGTACCGCATCATGTAACAGATCTCGTCAACGTCGAACTCGATCGGAGCCACCGCCGGATGTAGGTAACTATATTGCCAATACCGGTACTCGATCCCATCCACGTCTACTTCCTTCAGGAACGAGCCGCCGTCGCGGCCGAACAGCTCAACCAGGTTCCTTTCGCCGCGCGGCTTCAACTCCCAGCCGCCGGCCGGATGTTGAACGTAGCTGTTCGCGCTAAACCCTTTCACCATGCCCAAGGCGTCGAGCTCCAGGCTGTCGCGGATCAGGGCGCGAAACAGGGTGTTGATCGTCTCCCCCTTGTTCGGGTTCGGGTTATTCAAAAAGTCCTGGACGGTTTGGATCTCGTCTAGAATATCTTCCGGCGGCGCCTCCTCGAGCGCAGGATCCTTCGGCACGATTTCCCACGGCACTTGCGCCACCTCCTCGATCAGGGTGGAGGTACACATCCACACCCATTCGCTGGCGGCCAGCGCCCGGAAACGGTATACGTCTATGTAGCGCGGTTGCCCTTTGAGCGGGTTGTAGAACCACTCCGTCAGGACGGCGCGTCTGGGAAACTCGCGCTCATCAAACCACCACGGGTAGATGGTATCCATGACGCCCTTGGCTTGAACCACGGCCGGTATGTTGTACTCGTCGAAGGTTTTCGCTCGATCGCCGCTTTTCCGTTCGCCGAAGATTTGAATTGCAGACGGCAAGATTCTCTGGGTAAGAACCTCATCTGAAAAGGCGTTATCAGGTTATCGGTTAAGCCTCTATCTCAAAGCGGAACGATCCGATGCCTACCAGCCTGCGTCATCCCATACTCTTTCATGTTTCGAATCCATGCCCCCATCCAGTCAAAGGCATCGCTGATTTGAACTCGCGGCTCCTGACCTTTCAGCCAGATCTCCGGATGATCCCTCTTCCAATGCTTGAACATCTCGCGGAAGTTCTGGCAACGAACACGCATGCACACATCGCAGAGCCGAGGCCAAGGCGTAAGACCATGCCGCTCTTCAACGATGCAATCCGGCCAGACAACGCCTTTTCCACGTTTCGCCATCGCTCAAGACTTCAACGGTTACTCGCTGCCAAGCCGCGAGAGCCGTTCCAGGACCTGGCTCTCAAGCCGCAGCCGTACGTTTCGCACTCGTATCGTCAGGGCGCGAATGGGTGACGCTGAAACTGCGCGAAGCTGCTTGAGTTCAACGCTGGCGGGGCCTGTTTGTGGAACATTGCCGTCTACAAGCGTTCGAACTCGATCCCGAATAATATTGCTCGTCTTCTCGAGACGCGCTACTTCGTCCCGAAGCTCTCCGAGCTGGGTTCGCCGTGGTGCAGCTGAATCAGCCTCGTCCTCATCTGGCTCGCGGTCCTCGTCTATTTCTTCATGTTTTGACGTTCGTTTCACCTCCCGCCGTTGTGGGTTTCGCTACGAGAGTTCCGTAGCTAACCACCAGCGCGATTACATCGGCGGCGTCGTACCATTTGTTGCCGCAGTCTTCGCACAAATATAAGTGTAAGTCCAAGTTCTCCTCTCGCCCCACGCCGACCTGCTCCTTGCGCATGACCACGTGGCCTTTCGTTCCGCAACGCGGACAATAGAGGGCAGGCATTGGTTTCATGGCATGAGCCCCAGCCCGTTCCGCATGCGTTCCCGTATGCGCTCTTGCATCTCCTTGTCAGTGATTTCGGCTTCAAACTCTATGCCGGCGGCCACCACTTTTGCGGATAGAATCCGGCCGACCACTTTCTTGGAGTCGTTGAGGTATACGGAGGCGTCGTCGCTGATGGTTACTTTCGCGTCTTTGGCCAGAACGTTGCCCGGCCCGACCGACCATTCGAAGCGGATCTTCATTGAGGGACCGCTCCGACTGGAGGCGCGGCTACGGCCGGCTCGGATTCCGGCCGCTGTTTGAGGCCGTGGTTTTTGATGTACTCGTGCAGGCCTTTGGTTAGTTCCGTGTAGCTAACAAGCTCGTCTTTCGGGACGCCCAGCAGCTGGGAGAGCACGTCGTCCACCTTAACCATTTTCCGGGTTAGAAGGGAAACTCTTGGCATACGCTCACCTCCGCGGCAACTCGATTATGGCGACTGGTTTTTGGCAACGCCAGTTCCGGAATAGGAAGATTGTGCCCGGCTTGCAGTGGCGTTTCCTAGTGTTGGCTTGAACGAATAAGGCGCCTTGACTTGTGGAATATGCGAGGCTTTCGCGGCCAGCGATGGCGTCACCATAGGGGCTCACGTAATGGACGGCAGTCACGATGTCGAGCTTCAAACGCTTGTAGAGAGTGCGCTTCAGGAGGGCATAGCTTACGGCCTGGCCGGACTCAACGATCGCGCTTATCGATCGGTCCAAGATCTCCGGAAGATAGTCTCGTTCGCCGGCCAGCGCAACGGTACGAACGCCGCCGAAGATCCTAACTAATCCTGCCATGGTAACGGCGCCAGCTTCTTCAGCATCCGCATCCAATCGTACCCGCAGAGCCTAACCTCGGCCAACCGTCCCTCGAGCGACCAGATCTGCGTAGCCATCATTCGGCATTTTTCTTGTTGGCATTCGAGCATCTTCAACGCCGACGGCGCCGTGATCAACGTTCCGTCGGGCATTAGGATCGCCGGCCTCGGCCGCAGCTCCACCGGCCGCGGCTTGCCCGCGGTTATTCTTGGTTCCATAGTATACTAGCGTCCAGGAGGTTGGGATAAAAAACTTGGGATTCAGCACCGGCGTGGGCGCCTGGTCGGCCGCCGTACAGTTAAGCCTTCTCTTAGGCGTTGTTTTCGGTCGCAGTAGTAGCAGAACAGCTTCTCACCTTGCCGGGTTACCAGGTTTAGGGTGTGGCAGAGGGGGCAGAATTCTAGCCAGTCGCCGACGCGGGCGTTAAGCGTAGACAAGCTCGCGGAGTTCACCGTTCACGTAGAAGCCTCGGAAGCCGCATTCCATGCATCGGGCCCCATGGCGGACGTCGGAGTCTTCGTCCACGTAGTCGGTGAGAGTTTCCAGGCCGCAGCGCGGACACTTACGAGCGCTTCGTTCCGTATCCATGGACACTTCCACCTCAAAGTATACTATCCAGGCTAAGGGGTCCATAAGGATTGCCTCGCCGATCGATGGTAGTATACTAATTTCGGTCGACTTTGCCTGTTTCGAGGGTTGGGAGGCAGGGTTTCGGAGCTAGTTTCGCCATGTGTACGAGGCTTGCTTTGTTGCCGGTTCTCGAGGGACGCGTCTGGTCGGCTTGAAGGTTGAAGTTCGTAAGGCGCCCAATCACCTCGCGGAAGTGGAGAGCGCACGCTTTCGACTCCGTGTACTTCAAATTCAGCTGCCCCGCGGGCCTCAGGATCCTGAGAAACTCTTCGTTCACTAAGTCAAGGTTCTCGCGGAACCGTTTCTTTCCCGGCCAGGCGCTGTAGAGCTGCGCCATGTGTGAATGCATGAAGTAGCCGCCGCCCGCGAGTAGGCTTGGCGGATCGAACAAGATCTCCTGGAACACCTGCGGCCGGAAGGGAAGATATTCGTTGCTGCAAACAACATCCGGCCGAACCCGCGGCCGCCAATCCACAAACACCCAACCGCGCATATCGCGACCTCGCCACATACGCCTGAAGCCGCAGGTCGCATCCAACCCCACGGGATGAATCCATGGGGCGCCGTACGTCTCAAGGTTCCTGGTGAGAGTTATTGGGCGCCGCGGCGGTTTGAAGAACGGCCGCTCCTTCCTGTTCTCGTTCCAAAGCCACCTGGCCATCTTGATCATCGGGGTTTTGGGGGCCGATTATTCTGGTCTTCTAAGGCGGCCGAATAGGAGGTGAATCGAGGAAACGTGCTCGGCTTGCATTAACCAGGCCCTCGGCCCGTATGGGAAGGGGGCGCAGCGATGTTTAACATCTATGCTCAACATCCCCGTTCCGTTCCTGGAACGCTCAAGGCCAGGTTCCCGACGATATTGACGATGTTGACGATAGTTCCGAAACATTTCTCTCTCACACACACACTCACACACACACTAGAATAGGTCCTGGATGACTGCGGGTCCGTGGATTCTCTCGAGCTCCGAAGCTATGCGTGCGTAGATGTAGGCGTGGCCGGCGTCGTCCGGTTGCCCTTCCGGGTGCGTGTAGTGATGGTACCGTTTCCCGGAGACGGTTTCCTGTTCCTCCATCTCCCAGCAGGTGAAATGGTCCAGGATCCACTCTACCTCCAGAGGCTCCTTCCAGGGTAGGATGAAGCGCGGGGCCAGGGCGCCGTTTGCGTCCTTATGTTTGATATCGTCGATGGCGGTTTCAATCCAGAACGATCGGTCCGCTAGAACCATCATCTGCGCGATCCGTTGGCCGTGCTCGTCGTGTGTTTTCACTTCAAGCGGGATCTCCGGGCGGCGGACGTATTGGCAGCCCACCACTCGAGAGGCGAACTTTTTCTGTAGCTCGGAAACCTGCACGGCCCCATACCCAATATCGGCGACCAGCTGCTTTACGTTGAAGAGAGTGACCAGGTTGGCGATCGTGGCCACTTGCTTCATGGGGTCGCGTTCGTCGAATTTGTGAACGTAAATGGTCCGGTATCGTTCGTCCGGTTGGTGGAGGAGGATCCAGATTACGGTGAACGCGAACTGGCCGCCTCCCCAATCGACGCCGGCGTATGAGGGTGTGGGCGGCGCCAGGCTTTCCATAAACCCGAGAGTTAGGTCCCTGCACGCGAGCAGGTCTTCGGGGAGGAGGGGTTTTGCGAGGCCGCGGTAGAATAACCCCAACACTTCGTTTATGAAGCGGCGTTCCGGATATCGACGCCTCTTACCTTCGATCGAGTCCGGATGGCCCTCTGGGAGCTCGAGGATCCAGGACGCCATCCTTTGATCCATGTGGTAGCCGGAGTAGAAGCGGTTCTCCGGTTTCTGCGGGACCCAGGCGTCTCCGTCCCATTCCTTCTGATCGCTTTGCTGCCAGAGCCGTTCGAACTGCGACCCGAAATCGCTGGCCGTCCCAACTAGCACCATCCGCCTATGCTTTGAGTGGGACATGGCTTCCTCAACGACGGGCAACGCTTCGCTTTGAATATCCTGCATCTCGTCTACGGCTACGAAGTCGGCGGGGATGTTTCTGATCGCGCTGAAATCTCCCCACGCCGAGAGCATGTAACATAAGGACCCGTTCGCGAAGGGCATCCGGCTTATGGCGGGGACCTCGTCTTCAAGCTCGCGGATTTGGCTTATGTTCCCTCGTAGTCCCGGGGCGTCGATGATGGCGCGGCGAAACCGGTCTCGAGAGAAGCGGCTAACCTGGTCCATCCTGGGCGCCGTGTAAATAGCCGTGGTGAACGGGTATGTGAGCAGGTTATGCAGCAGCCAGTTCACAATCCATTCCGTCATCTCCAACTGCCGGGCCTTGACTACGAGAACCCGCGGATGATGGTCTCGGTAGATCGGCAAAAGGTACGAGCGGTCCTCGAAGGAGAAGCTTTGCCCTTTAAGGACTCTGAGGTCCTTCGCCCATTTTACGGGGTCGCGGGGCGGTAAGTTGCGGAGCTTCTCCGCCCTCGCGTTCAGGCCCTGCCACGTTCTCAACGCGCTCGATAACTTTTGTCGTTGCGTACGCAAGCTGCTCGAGCTCATTCAATCGGTCCTCTATCTCTGTGCTCTCCAGAATCCGCTCCAAAGCGTTTACGCCCTGAATCATTGCTTGGTAGTCGGTGTTCGTGATTTCGCGGTCCAGTTGCTTCTGCATAAACCGCACCGTGAGCTTTCGCAGTTGGTCCTTGGTCTTGGGATCGAATTTGAAGCCGGCCTTCGGCCCGGCCGGGTTCGATGCCTTCTCCAGGAAGCCGATCTGCAGGTTGATGTACCGCGCCTTGGTGGCTGCGGCCGCGGCTCTCGCGAACGCCGCCTGCCGTTCAGAGATCTCCTTAGGCGGTAAG